AAATGCTAGGCCTCGATCACGCCAAGCACCGCGAATACAGTTTTGCAAGTTGGCTGGCGTTTGCAATGACCGAAGATGACCGCAACGTCTTATCGATTGACATTCGCCGCGTATTTTACGGTATGGCTGATCGTGATGCAGCTAGCAGCCTAGGGGATTTCTACGCTAACTTTCTGGAAGCTAACGGGATGTTGGAAGTCATGCTTTCTGATTTGGGGATGAAATAAGATGTTAATTGATTACAAAGACGAGATATTAATCACACTAGCTTTTATAGTTACGGTTTGGCTTATATTGACAATTTGGAAGGAAAACATGCGAGATTTTACAGGGTATAAAGTATACAAAATAAACGGCGATCTTAAAAAAATAAAGAGGTCTGACGGACTGAATGCAAGCGCAAAAGAGATTGATTTGATGCTTTCTAAAGATCTGCCATTTGAGATAAAAATCAAGAATCGACAGGGCGTAACAGTTAAGCAAACAACAGCAAAGACCTCAGTTCTCGGTATAGATCGGGAAATTGACGGGTACTTACACGATTGGGTTGCGACAGTAGCTAAAGAGAGAACGAAATAATATTGGTTTTTTAGCTTACACGCTGATTATGCAAAAATATTTGATAAAAGTGTTGACTATGCCAAGCATTTTGGTATTATATAGATATTGAAGCAAACAGCAAAAAGGGCTAACCAATAATGAAAAAATTAACTAAAGCACAATTTAAAAAAATGTTAAAAAATGAGCTCAAAAATGGTCGCTCCCATTTACAAGCAATGGCGGCGCTACAATATGAGTTTGAGCTGTACGCAGAAGTAATACACAAAGCAACTATTGAACTAATTTTAAAAGATGCCAGCTTATAAGCTGGCAAACACAAAGGGGAATGCAATGGAGGCTGTAAAAGTAAGAATCGCAGCTAACGGCGCTCAACTTGAGCTATAACATATAAAAGCGCAGTTATAATAATGACGACAACGACATCAAGTAAAGCAAAAGCGGCAGGTTTTAAAAGCCTGTCACAAGTTGCAGAAATTTATGGAGTTACAACCGAAACTTTGCGCAACTACGACAAGCACGAACCGACAAAGCTACAGATAATCTTTTTGGGTTGTGCGGCTTATTTGGCGCAATTTGAAGACCATGAATGAAGAGTTAAGGCTATACATAGAGCACAACGTTTTCGTTTTCCTTGCTCTTATTAACATTCATTTATTTTTAGACAGGATAAATTTTTATGAACTCTATTGATGATATTACGAAATTTCAACGCTTAATTGTCACGCCGGGTGACGAGCACCAGAAGTTATACGAGGATTTAATAGAAGAGGAATGGAAGGAATTTGAAAGCGCGATAGAAATAGGCAATAAAATAAAAGAGGCGTGTGATGTCATTGTGGTTTGTATTGGCTATCGAGTGGCAGCTAGCAATGTTATTGGGGTGGTCGACGGCGATGTCTGTGTGACGAAATTTTGGAAAGCGTTTACCTGGCTCAATGATGCGCTTGGAGAAGATGCCGCGAATAAAGCTTTAAGGTTAGTTAACGAATCCAATCTATCTAAGTTTATCTTCGATGAAAAAAACGTGTCAGAGTCGTTGCTATGGTATTCAGATCGGGGAATAAAAACTTATGGCGAGGCTGTTGACGGCAGGCTCATTGGTATATTTTCATCTGAAGATCAAAAGGTTGGCGGGAAGGAATACAAAAAAGGTAAATTACTTAAAGCTGAGCCGTTTTATAAGCCTGTTAATGAGGCTGAACTAGCGGGGCTTGTGAAATGACTGCAAAAGAGAAGGCTATAAAAGTAATGCGTTCGTGTAAAACCATGTATCATATACCAATGGCGCGGCGATTTGCTAAGCTAGCGGGACTTACAGACGATGAAATTAAACAGCTAGTGCCAGTGCTTTTGTCCGGTGATAAATTTACCATAAGAGGATTAAAGCGTAGGCAGAGGCCATCAAAAGATGGCGTGTGGTGGTTTATTGATAAAAAGGATAAATCAGAATTTAAGGAGGTTGCTTTTACTGTCATAGATAGCGGCAAATGAGCCGCTTCATTACTTAGCCTTACCCTTGAGCTTCTCGAACGTTCGCAATCCACCAAGACCAAGCATACCCATAAGCACAGTCTGAAGTGATATCATGTCGAACTCAGGCAATTCGGGAAGTTCTGCACCAGTAGCGGCTATTATGAATATCAGGAATGGCTGCAATACGTAATGATATCCAAAGCCAAAGCCGCACACCCAGCCAATGAAAGGACGCCACCCAGCCACAAAGGTCGATCTGTGCGTTGCCTCGACTTTGTTCAGCTCTACTTGCAGTGCGGCGGGCTGCTGCTTCAGCTTTTCCATGACCATTTTGGCCTGCGCCCGCTCTTCGTCGCTTGTGAATATCTCATCAAAAGCATTGCCTACTGCTGTTATAGCATCAGTACCACCACCAACACCAAATAACTTTGATAACCAACTCACTATAGTTTCTCCAGTTGATTAGCTAATTCCGCATAGTACAACGAAGCGTCTTTGTGTTCGTAAATGTAGTTGTCGTCAACACGTAGCCACCTTATCTGCATGCCGTTTACGCGCTTAACGACGGGCCGCGCATCGACATGAATCATTACTGATGGTTTGGTGTCAAAGTACAAACCAAAGCCACCGATAGCGTGAATCTGTCTTGCGTGACTGAGAACAGTTGCGACTTTGTTTTTATCTGAAGCAATGAATAGGTCGCTGGCGTCAGAGAGTCTGGGGCCGTCGCCGTGATCTAAGCTGTGTCTTGAACCGCCAACTGCCCTGATATGGCCCTCTTTTAGCGGGGAGGGTGTCATAGGCACGCCGGTAGCTTCACGCAACGGGAATATGCACTCATGAAATAAATAATAATCCATGCTGCCAAGAACATTCCCAGGCCATTCATTAGCTTCAAAGTTGTCTGTTTTTGTCCAATCTATCATTTACGGGCCCCCAAATTTAAAGCTCAACCAAAATGCAAATGCTGAAATTACTATACCCGAAACAGTCACAGCGACAATAGCCCTGATGCCTTTTTTGATTTCCATGCCGCCCTTTTGCTTGTTCACCCAGGTTCGCAGATCGGAAACATCTTCGACTAAGCAAGTCACATGTTCAACAATCGCTGCGTTATCGGCTCGATCTCTTTGCATTGTAATCAGTAAATCTGTCTGTATTTTTGATTGCCCTGCCATCTGCACCTGACTTGCCGCTGCCGTCTCTGCTAAGTGCTTCATTTCCGTCGCTAATTGCGACATCTGTATTTCTACTCCTCGCAAACGCTCTTCGATTGAGTTCGATCTTATATTTTCTACAATTTTCTTTTCGCTCATTTTTTTTCAGCTCTCTGAATGCTGCTGGGGCTATTGCTATAAAAATGGTTATACTTGCGATAAAAGCTAGTAAGGAGACGGCGGCGACTAAAGCCTCGATCATTCCAACCTCCTATTACCAAGCCCATTACCATCATCGAGACTAATATCAGCCAGAGTTCAGGCATGATATCGTCAATGTAGTCGTAAGTAGTCCAGAAAACCTCAATATCAATATCATAAATCAAGCTAGGCGGTGGTATTGACCACCACTCGTTGTTAAAAATCGAATAAACCAGCACATAGTAATTTTCATATAAGTAATATAAAACTGGACTACTGAACAACAGTATAACACTCGTGCTGATAGCAAGCTTTAAAAGTGCAAAACGACTCACAAAAACAAGCATATAAACTAAGGCTGTAGCGTAAAAACCGCCGAATATCAAGGCCCAATGGCGTCCTTGGAGGTCAAACAGAGTTAGAATGTGCCAGTCAATAAGTACTAAAAAGGAGTAAAAAAGAGCGAAGCCAAGGCCAACCATATTGCGACAAAATAGCATCGCAGCAGTTAGCATGACTAATATTGAAAGATGGTCAATATAGATCATGCAACTGGTCAGCTCTTGACATTGCTCCATTTACTTGCGCTTGGCCTTGCGAGGCTTAGGCTTTGGTGAAGGTTTGTCGTCTTTCGGTTTAGTTGGCATTTTATCTTCCTCTTTAGTTTGTTTATCTTGATACCCGCCCTACATCAAACCTGTAAATGCTTGTTGAATCAACAGCAAACATATATTGATTTGACTTGGCAAATTTTAACCCTTTGAAGGCTAAGCTATCGAGCTGTTTTGTGCTTGTGTTTGTTGCGTTCTCAAAAAGCCCAGGATTTGAGAAGAATAAATTCAAGAATCTATCCACACCAAAAGCAACAGCATACGCACCGCTTTGCTCTGCATCAAAGGCATCGACTCTGGTTAAGGTTGCTGCTGACAAGCTAATACTACCCGTTTGAGTTAATGTCGATATGTCGTAATTAGTATATGCAGAATAAGTAACGCCAGAAGATGTAGAGCCGTTATCTTCCATTACTAAAAACTGACTTCCTTCTCCAATTATTCTTAATTTTTTCACTGGGATCGAGGAGCTATAAGTCGCAGTTGATGACAGTCCGGTTATGCTGGATATGTCAAAAGCTGAACTTAAACTATACTCTTCAATAATAAATTCAGTTCCAATACTTTGGTTCATTAAAAATAATCTTGTGCCGTCTATACTGAAATCAAAAGACTGGTAAAGCGAATCAGACAAAGTGTAGGTGTCGCTCAAGGTAGCGCCAGAAACTACATATTGAGTTGCAAAGTCGTACTTTACGATACGATAAGGCGATGTACCTGTCATGATTAGAGCAAAGTTGCCGCCAGGATCAATAAAGACATCCCTAAAAGACAATGACCCTAATAACTGGAAGTCGCCTAAATCTATTGCTGATGGATCATAAATTGCTGCCGGTCCATACAGTAGCTGACTTGATGTAGGTGCAGGTGATAGCGGGTCTTTGTTTATCTCGTCAGCAACCCATGCCCTTTTATATCTGCCCTCTGACAATCGTTCACTGTAAATACATCTATAACTAATGGCATCATCAAGGTGTATAATTGGGTAAACGCCGTCAGCGTCAGATTTAATGGGCTGGGCTATGACATTTTGCAGGTCAGAATCTGAATATACATCTTCTTGGTCGTATGAGTCTGTAGTAAAAAACTCTAATTGACCCTGCACAGACCTGCCTGTCTTGTCGTTCTGAAATGTTTTTGGCAGGCTAAAAAGGCCTGTAGTGCTCCCCGCAGCCCTTAAATAGCTTGCAGGGTATATGCTCACACCTCTTAATCTGACGATAGAAAAGTATTTCCCCCCGCTAAAAAAAGCTATTTGAAGCCAATCGCGGTTATCGCTGTCACTGTCTGTGAAGTCCTCGTCATAAACAATATCTAAATAGTAGCTGCCATTTATAGAGCTAAGGCTGAACGCTGTCGTGCATTTGTACTGCACCAACCTCCTAACTCCGCTGGATTCCTGGGTAGCGTAACAAGTAAGCCCGTCATCTGAAAAGCACACAGCATTAGGAGTGCCTAGCAAACCGTCTGATGATTCGAACGTTTCCGATATCGTAGCGCCCGTAATGTTAAAGTCAGAAGAAAGTACTCTTTTTTCTATAAGCGAGTTCGTCTTGTCGCATGAAAATAAATTCAGGCCGTCCGGTGAAACATAAAGCCCAGAATGACCATCATTGCCAAGGTCAAGCGATTGGCTCAGTGAAGCGGTCGATAGATCGTAATTTGTGCCAAGTGTGTACACTCTTAGACCATCGGTTCCAGTTAGATTCTGAAGCACCATTATTTTAGAGCCGTCAGAATTAAACTTAATACTCCTCATGCTTGTTAAGCCTGGTATTTCAACGTCAACGCCGCTATCTCTGCTATTTAAGTCGTAAGCAGTGCTTAGAGTAAATACTTTAAAAAACCCTGTTGTTGCCTGGGCGATAAATACCTTTGTGCCATCGCTATTGAAATCAACACCGCCGTTCGGCGTCCTAGAGCTGGAATCAGGACAAAAGCTCAAATAATCAAACACATCGGGGGTGTAATAAATTGCCTCATTAGATCCAACTATATCTCTTTGTGTATCATTGTCGGATGGTGCCAATGGATAATCATCAACAGAATAAAGCTCTTCATAAACTCCAGGTCTTGTGCGCTTAGATAAAACCACCGTATACGACAAGGCATCATTTATATAAATTTGCGGGAATATACCATTTTCATCAGCTATAACAGGGTTGTCTATCTGAAAACCAAGCCCGGAGTCTGAATAAACGGGCTGCAAAATAGCAGTGCCAGACTGATAAAAAGTAAGGCTAGCATAAGGTAATGACAGGCCTTTTTTGTCGTTAGCAAAGGCTTTGGGGTTGCTAAAAAGCGCCATTATGCGGGCCTCTCAAAATTAGTTAAATAGTCATAAATTCTGTACCATTGCTCATCAACAAACCACAATCGTTTGCCAGAATCAAGAAACCTAAACCTACCGTACACGCCAATCTGTGAAGTTAAGTTTAAAAATTGCCTGCCTGGAACAGCAGTGGTTATATTAAATGGCGTCTCCATGTGTAACGAGTACACGCGCTCTGATGAGCTGCCGTAAAAGTAAGCCTTCTTTCCGTCTGGCGTCACTTGTATTGAATTTATGCTGTTCTCCTGAGCCACGCCAGACGTAAGATCATAAGCGCCAATATAGGTTAGAGTAGCTATGTCGTAAGGCGTTGAGGCCAAATAGTATAAAATTTCTTGGTCGTTAACATTACAGACATAAAAAGCAGATCCACTGTTAGACCAAATTATATCGACGCCACCCGCTAAAAACTGACCTGTCGTAGTAAACGTCTTTTCTCTAGTTGCGGTTCTTAAGTCATAAGCTGTGGTTAGTGCATACTGTATGTATAAATCGCCAAGATTATCTATTATATAAAACTTAGTGCCGTCATCGTTGAATGTGAAACAACCAACATTTACCGTGCCGCCGTCTATAGCTTCTGCGTATTCGAGCGAGTATGAAGATAGATCAAGCAAGTTACTTAACACAAACGACTGAATGACTCGGCCTGTGCCACCATAACCAAGAAAGAATCGCTCACCGTTTGGCTGTACTTCAAAGCCTGCCGTAGGTGTCGTGACACTTAAAACGTCATCGGTAAAATTAGCCACGCTGCCAGAAAGATTCTGGTAACTGAAATGGTATGGAACGTTTTCACTGTTGCCGGTATATTCTACGACGCCATTTGCAGGGGCAGCCCCATAAACAACGCCGTCTTGCTCCCATACTGTCTTGTAAAGGCCTTCTCGTATACGCTCCTCATAGACAACTCTATACTCTTCTCGCTCAGTAGCGTAAAAAACAGGGAATCGACCGGCACCGTCAGCATATACAGGATTGTCTGTGGTTTTAGTTAGAGCATAATCAGAATATATTGCTTTAGGGTTGTATGTGCCTGTTTCATAAAAAGAGTACCTAGCATAAGCACTAGTGCGCCCATCACTATCATTTTGGAATGTTTTGGGTAGGCTGAAAATGCTCATACAGTACCAAAGCCTTTTATTTTAAACTTAAAAACCCCCAGCACTACAGTGTTGGCGACATCATTAGTGCCAACACCGACAGTAAATGAATTGTTTGATTCTAAGTATATTCTTGACATTTCATACATAACATTGTCAGTGCCAGCCGCTGTAGTTACGATAGTCGAGCATTGCGCTCTACGTAGGTCTTTAGTGAACCCTGATGACTTTCCCGCATAAACAATAAATGAATCATCAGCAGGGCTTACTGATGCTGTAGCCTGCCAAATCACATCTATATAAACGGTGTCAGACGGAAGTATGTCTAGGTCAGCGTCTATTATCGTTGCGCCTGAGCCTGTTGGACCTACAGTAACATTGGAATCTGTAGTGTCATTTATCGAACCAATCAAATCAATAGAGCCAACACCTGAAGGATAATCCTCAGCGCTGTAATAAAATATGTCGGCAGTAAAACCGGAAACCGTTGGTGCATCTAATCCTAAGTTAGTTCTAGCTGTGGCTGCATTGGCAACATCGGAAAGATTATTGGCTATACTGAGAAACTCGCTAGCGATACCTAGGTTAGTTCTAGCTGTCGATGCGCTATTTACATCTGATAAGTTGTTGGCGCGACTTAAAAACTCACTTGCAATGCTTAGGTTAGTTCTAGCTGTTGCCGCGTTAGACACATCAGATAGATTGTTCGCTATCTGTAAAAACTGGCCTGCAATGTTTAAATTAGTTCTTGCGGCAGACTGAGCTGCACCGCCAGCCGCTGCTATCTCAGATAGATTATTCTTTGTATAAAGGTAATTATATAATCGCTGTATTTGGTTGCCGTTATCGAGATCAGCAAAAGCGTCATCATCTGCGGTGCCAGTTCCGCCAGCCACAACAAGCCATTGAGCGCCTTCATCGTCTGTTTCATTTGCAGTGCCAAGCGTTACGATGGTTTGCCCAATCTGTAAATCAACCGTTTCGCCAGTGATTGTAATGCCTTGCTTGGCGTCAACTAAGTCATCGAAGTATAGGGCGCTGGTTGTTAAGACAGTACCCTCAGCAGCGTTTATCCCATCTCGGTCAAATAGCTGAACATCATTCTCGTCAGTGACTACAATTCTATATGCGCCAGATTCTAAAAATATGGGAGGGAAAACGCCGCCATCGTCAGCAATGACGGGGTTCGTGTTGAGATTGACCAAGGAGCTATCTGTAAATGTATCTTTGTAAGTCGATGTTCCTGACTCATAAGTGTATATTTTAGCACCTGGCAGAGTTCGCCCAACTGCATCATTAAAAAATAGGATTTCTTGCTTTAGCGTCGCCATTAGTTATTCTCCTGGGCTTCGTCGCCCTCACCCTCAATAAGCCAAGGTATTATACCAACAGTTGCTATTTCAGCCCTAGTTGCCTCTGGCAAAGTCGCTACCCAGTCATTATAAGCTCTACTGTCTATAAGTGCTCTCCTAGTCCTTCTTGCTGCCTGGGATGCTGGATTGCTAGCAGCGACTAATACAGCCCTAGTGAACTGCGGGCTTGCCATCAGCGAGTCAGCGGCATCTAACGTGCTCTGCTTCACCCCATTCCCTGACAGGGTGCTTGCCAATGCGCTAAATGCTGGGTCTACCTGGGCTGTACTTGCTATATTGTAGAGCCTAGACACAATACCGTCTTTTTTATCAAACTGACGCAAAAGCGTTTGTATTCTCCCTGTAGGTGCGGCTCTCTTTGCGGCTGCACTCCAGCCTTTCGACACTTTATATAGATCATCCAATCTACTAACTTGATCTTCACTGAAATGTTGAAAAAGCTTGTTTTTTAAAGTAGGAGAACGCTGTAAACCCTCATACCAGCTAGCATACCCTGGCATGGTCAATTGGCTTGCATTCCTTCCGCCATTCGTAAACGCATAACGCAAAGAGGTCGCCATCGCCTCTTGCCGCATATCTTCAGGAATAGCTGCCATGACCCTATCAAAGTTTCTAAGCTCATCAACACTAGCTCTACGCACAACAGCGCCGAGCTCAGGAATAATGCTCTTTTGTAAATTGCGACCTAGGGCGTCAATCATCGCCCCCTCAATGCCTTTTTTCTGAGCAGTCAAGTTTTTAGCTTGATCCCAAACACCTTGAACACCATAAATCGGGTTATCTGCTATCTGTCCCTGTATGTCAGTTAAAACCCCGTAATATTTGGAAAGCTCAGCCTCCGAGGCATTCTCAAATGGTGTTGATTTTTTAGCTAGCTGTTCACCTATAAGCTTTCTTTCCCTGTCTATCAACTCATAAGTTACTACCTTGTCGGGGTCACTTACAAACCTATAAAGCTTTTTTTCTACTGGCGACAATTCAGAAACATCGCCGCCATAAACGGCCAGCCTTTGGCTTAATACATCACCTAGACCAGAAACATCAACAACCTCATCACCTGGAATAGCATCGCCTATAGCATTATAAAGGGCGTTAGCTTCATCCTGTAATGCTAGCCTTGTGTCCTCGACTCCTTGGGTTATCCTGTTTGACATGCTTGCGGTGTCAATGTCGCCGCCAAACTCTTTAATGATTTCATCAGCTTTTAATGACATCTGATCTATAAATCTTGCTTTCTTGGTTGCTGTTTCACTGCCAATAATGGTCGCAAGTCCCATTTCAAAATCCTGGAATTGCGGGTTTTGCGAAGCGGCTGATAGTGGCATTTGATCAGCAACGCCCAACCTTTCAGCCGCTTCAATTGTTGCGGGGTTTACCTCTACCTCTGCCGCTAACGTCGAAACCCTATCAGTTGTCGGTTTAGTTACCGTTTCACCAGCAAGCTGCGTCACCTGGCCTAGTTCATCAACTCTCTGGCCGCCTTCTTGGGCAATGCTCATCGCATCCTTTACGGCATCATTGTAAGTAACCCCGTTGGCACTAAGTACTGACACTAGATGATCTGTTGGCTCGCCTGTAGCTTTTATGAGTGGGACAGTTGGAGCCTTTCCGGTCATCCTCCGATATACCGAACCAAGACCGCGACCAACAACAGGAATGCCCATTTCGATAGCCAAGGCCACGCCGCCGCCAATACCCGCCCCAGCCAAGGGGTCTTGCCCTCTACCTTGGGAAATAATCCCACCTTCTGACGCTCCTAATAATCCAGCTCCAGCAACCCTGGCAGCCGTTGAGCTTAACATTGGAACTTTGCTCGCTACAGCACCAGCCCCGCCACCTGCCGCCAAAAATGGCGCAGTCTCACCAACAAACTCACCAGCAGTAACAGCCCCACCAGTGGGTGAAATTTGTTTTAACTGCTCCATTGATCTAAGGTCAAATTCGTCCTCTTTTTCCATCATCCCTAAGCCCCTAGCAACTGTAGAGAATCCCCTACCAGTGCCGACCAGAAAATTGTCCAGGGTTGACATATCTTCAATTTGAGCCGCCTGATAAGGGTTGACTTGTCGTAACTGCTCAAGCTTTATAAGTCGCTCACGCTCTTTAAGTCTACGCCTTTTTGTTCTGGTGTCTCTTCGCCTGTCTCCAGTATTTCCGGTTCTAGCCATGATGTCTGCATATACATCCTGTGGCAATCCAAATTCATTGCTTGCGCCCTGGGGTATGACGGCACCTACCGGGTTTGCCCTTATATCACTGCGCTCAGCGGCCTCAATCATAGCCGCCAATCTTGCCGCGCCGTTCCTGTCGCCAGCTTCATGCGCCGCTCTCATAGCTTGCTTTAATTGCTCGACATTGTTGGTGGTCATAATTGACCCCTATAATGCTGCAATAGCTCATCGTCGCTCATTTCGTCAGTGCTTACCAAATCAGGCATATCAAACATCCCAGGTTTTCTGGCCCTGTACTTGTCTAATAGGTCTTCATTTATTCTGTTTTCGTACAACGACAAATACTCGTCCATTGTTGAGTTAGAATTCTTGACAGAGCTGTTAGAAAGCCGTTTTGCCGTGGTCACTATCTCGCTGATCATCCTTGGCGATAAAGCCTCACCAGTATTCAACTTGTTTATGTAGTTAGACATATAATCAAAAAGACCACCGGATTTTTGAAGCATTACTTGTTCGCCTTCCCTGACAACAGAGCCAGGGTCTAAAGCCTTCATAAATTTGAACACAATTGCTAATTGATCCGATGGTGAAGAACTTTGCCCTAGTACTTCCAAGTCCTCAGCAGCCTGTCTGATAGCTTTTGATTCCTTGACTATGCCGTCAATATCCTTGCTTATGTCTCTAATGGTCTTTGTGTCTACCTCTTCAGCTTGTGATGCCATCCACTCATCAATAGATGGATTCTTGGACAGCTCACCCGTTGCAGTATCAAAGACGCCAAATTCATTGACCTGAAATCGGCCTTTTTCTTGCTGATCTAGTTCTATACCGGATTGCTTCGCTAGCATATTTATCATTATACGTCTTTGCTCTGGCCGCATATTAATCAGCATTTGCGTATCCATAGCATTACCTCCGCCAGCGCCAATATCTTGCAGCCTCTTCTGTAAGATCTGATTTTGCGAATCGACATCATCACCAACCGATATTAGCTGCATAATATCTTGCTTGTCTCGCTCATCAGACATGACCCTATTAGCCTCTGCCTTACTTGCAGCCTGACCCGACAAGTAATCCTTTGCCCCAATGTACATCTGAGGCGACTGTTTTGATAACTGACCCAATGCGTCTTGATCACCAGTTATCGCTTTGCCAAATAACATATTAGTCATTTTGTTTTGGTCGCGCTCATCTACATACTGTTTTGACCTCAGAAAGTTCTGAACTGCGTTTGTAAGACCTATCGATCCATAACCAGCCATGCTATAACCTCGCGTAATCTACAAATAAGATTCCGTCAACATTGTGAACAGCATCAGGTGTTATTTCCATTGCCTCCTGAGCCATCACGCCGACCATTGGAGTTTTATCAAAAATGTAGTTGTAACTATACCACTGGTGCTTGCCTATTTTCTTGTATGGCTCGATGTTCTCCTTAAACCGTCTATCACTTAAAAACGGCAAGACTGATGCACCCGCTCCAATAATGTCACCAACAAATCCACGTCGGCCCTCAGCTTCTTTTGCGTCCATCTGGGCCTGTGTTTGAGCTGCATTCAAATCTTGTCCGCGCTGACCCATTAGCATATTTGCAATTGATTGCTGACCGCCTAAATTAAATTGCGCTTGATTCACGCCGCCTTGACTTTGCAAGCCAGCCAAATACTGCGATAGGTTTGCCGTATTACCAGCACCTGCGACAGCGCCTTGTTGCGCTAACTGAGCTAGCCTATTTGCTGCATCAGTTTCTAAGCCAGCACGCTGTTGACCACCCGTCAAAGCTAACTGTGCCAATTCTGAGCCACCGCCACGTAGCAGATCAGCTATGCTCATGGCTTCCTGAGTTGCAAGATTAGCGCCAGCACCCGCTAAGTTACGACCGGCGCTTGTTTCAGAGGCAAGCCTTGCAAGTTCTCGCTCGCGCTGCATGTCTTGACGATCCAGCAAGCTCATTTCCATTGCGCCGCCAATGTCAGCGGCTTGCTCAGCAGTAGAGCCTGAGAACAGCTTTCCTAATCCAGCGCGATTAGTGACAAGATCATCTATAGCAGACTTCCTGCCTCGCTCCATTGCGCCATAGCCACGAGTTTGCTCTAAGGGCGTTCTTTCACCATAAAGCATATCTTCAAATCGTTGTGCTGCTCGCTCTGTTCTCTGCATATGCGGGGATAACATTTCACGAGCACTTGCAAAGCCAGGAACTAGCGATTGCCTAGCCTGGTCAATGCCTGTTTGCACGTTCCCTGTAGCTTGAGCTAATGCAGGATTTAAGGCTTGTAGCGCCCTATCTCGCCCACCAGATACATCACCACGGGCGGCGGTTGTTCCGGTTGCTAGCTGCTGGTTTGCACTCATGAGGGCGTCACGTATGCTTTGCTCTGCGCCTTTATAGCCCTGAGCTATTCCAGCAGAACCCTGGCTTATTGCTGGATTAAGCATGGCAGCAAAATCTATGTTTTCTGGCGTGTTTAGATCATCAAGTGATCCAAGCCCCATAAAATCACCCACTGATTCCAGGGCTTTGCCGCCAGTCAAGGCATTTAGTGAGGCTGGGCCTACACCCATAGCCAATGAAGCTATATCAAACATTTTATGGCCCCTCTAACACAGTGACTCGTGCGTCCAAGTCTTCTATGCACTCGATAAGTGAATCAATGGATTTAGTTAATTGGTAGTATGTGTCTTCAAAATACTTTGTCGGTCTGCCACGCTCGTCAACTATGCTTATGTTTACGTCCAGCTCTGGCGCTGGTATCGGGTTACAAGCCATCTAAACCCCCTTTTCAACGTAAAGTGTTGGGTAGTAAACAACAAACGAAATAGGCTCTGTAACGATTATCTTAAAAGTCATTTCAAAACCTCGTTTAACCATACCGAAGCTACGAGAAACGACTCTTATATTCCTATCCCCTGGCTCGCCAATACTTATATCTTTTTTTGACTTATAGGTAACGCCGCCGTCTTTACTATATTTTAGCTGTATTTTTGGCGTGTAAGTAGGCGCAAAGTCGCTTCCAACTTCCATGTTCAGCTCAAACATAGATATGAACAAAGCAGCGGAATCGTCAGAAATAGCAGGAGTGACAATAGTAACTGGTATGGCTTCACCCGCTTCAGTGAAAGTCGCATCGTCAAACTCCCATAGAGTGCCTAAGCGCCAGTCACCAACAATGACTTTATTGAAATTAAGAACTGATTCTTTGCCGCGCCATCTTGAAATGCCTTTGGATTCTCGCTTATGCCAAAGCCCTGTTGAAACATCGTACACCCATGTAACCTCTGCAACGGGGAACGTTAGCACATAGAACTTATGTACAGGGTGATCGATAAAAAATCCTTGCGCCAATTCAGGGTTGGCGTATCCCGTGTATTCTCCAAACCCCTCACCGCTTATTGCATACTCAAGATTGATATCGCTAATTTTTCTGGCTTCTGAACCGTCTATTTGCCAGACCGTAAGATCATTAGCAAGCCAAAATAAATTATCTTTCCATTGTGCTAGTGAGTCTTGTGCGGCGATACCGCGATCAATCGCAGCACCTTGAACCGGCCTAACAGGAACTGTGGTGTCTGTTGGGTCACGCTGCCAATATTCGATAGTTTTTGAGCCAAAAAGCCACAAATTCGTCTTAGTTGCGGCGATTGCTTTTAGTGGGTCTGGCGAAGCCTCTGCACTTGCTAGCCTAGTTGCTGAATAGTTAAGTCCGTCAGCGGTATCGCTTCCGATAAACACATTTGAATCTGGGCGATTTAGCCAAAATATCTGGTTTAACGAAGCAACATAAACATCAGCCGAAAAGTCTGGATCAGTTATTGCTTGAAACCCGCCCGCGTCATCGTAAATATAGCCGTTGCCTTCGCTTATGATGATTAGCTGATTGTCGTCTGTGCCATTCGCGTTAATACTGACTTTTGCTGTAGTCCCGCCAATATTCCCCAACAAAGTAGCCGCGCCTAATTCGTCAACACGGTAAAGCTCGTCTCGTGATGCAACATAGATAAACTCTTTTAGCGAGTAAAGCCCACGTATTGGGCCACTGCCAACGCTAGCAAATGTTTTAAGTCCTGGTGCTCGCCTTACTCGCGTAAAATTACCGTCTTTGTTTGCTTCAATATAGCAGTTGATCGCTTCCGAACGAGAGCGTCTTGAGTTGTAGTTCTGGTCAGCCCCGCCAAGCGCGATTTGTTGGTACATTAGCGGCCACCATTCAAGCTAATCTCTAAATCTGTGTTTTCATTATCAAATGCTAAAGCGTCAGATAGTGATCTTATAGCTATTTCTTTGATTTCCATTGATAGCTGTTGAGGCACCCTGTATTTTATCTTTAGCCGATCAGCAAGGTTATAGGTTACTGCCTCAAGCCACGACTTGGGCATGTCTGCGCAGTCGTCATTATTCACAAAGTCGTCGATCTTGCGCTCATAAGTAAAGTTTAGCGGGTATGTTGAATCTGCCGGTGTTGGCCACGTCCATAATGTGCCTTGTGGCAAGCTGCGCTGATAATAAGTTTGAGATACCTGACCCAAACTGTCCTTAGTTGGCAAATCAAAAAACCGCTTGTGCGACAAGCTAAACAACGGCGTTGTATTTGGCCCTGTTGAACTCCAAAAACCATCTAGACGCCTAACACTATCATTGAATATGCGGTCAACTGAGTCTATCTGGTCACGGTAGAACACAAGCTGTGTTCCGCTGTCCATGTCTTCTGGCAAGCCATCGTCTATAGTTACATCGTTACCAGATACGCTGGACACTTGAGTCCAGAATATATTGCAGTCTTCTTTTAAAAATCCGATCCACCAGCCCGCGTCAAGAAACGCAGTTACCTCTTGACCTAGCGCAAGCTCAGTCGTTGACAGAGTGACTGTAGTTGCTGCTGTCAAGGCATCAGCAGTAAGCTCTGTTTTTGTATAAAAATCAGTGGCTCTTACTTGCTCTATTGTGTAGTTATTCTTGCCAGCTTCTAAAAAAACAATACCCTCTGAATACGTCCAAAGGTGAAGCCCTTGATTGAGAAAGCTAGTAAGTAATATATTGAGACTACGGCGGCCATTCTCGAACTGGTCAGCACTTAGTGACTCACCTTCGATTCCAATTTGACATATAGCGAAAGACTCTCTAATTATGTCGCTTGTCGTCATTCTAAATGCTGTAGAGCCGCTGGAATCTCTGCCAAACGGATCAGTAGTTGATACTGGTGCGCTCATAGTTGCGTGATATCCTCTGGCGGCGTGTAAACATTAACACTTTCCTCGCTTTCATCTTTCGCGCCTTTAAACACACGATTAGGCCTAATTTCTGGCGGGAAGTCTTGAGGCTGTCGTGGCTCGTAATTGTCTTTTTGTACTATTAAGCCATTCCATAGCTCAACAGAATCAGACATTTTAATCTTGAAGCCTGTCAAATCATCAATTGTGTTACAGGTGCCGTTCTCATAATAAGAATTATTATGCGGCTTGCCTTTTCCGCTTGCCGTCTTGTATCTCATCACGCACTGCCAGCGTTAAGAACTTGAACTGTAGCCCCGCCGCCAGCCATTGTTGCCCCTGTTACCTGGAGTGCCTCAATGGGCGTATCAGAAACAACAACGCTTGCATCAGCAGTTAACGAAGTCAACCCAGTAATATCAAACCAAGTTGCTGTTTCGCCTCGATTGAGCTTTGAAACTGTCCCCTTAACAGTAACAGTGCCAGTTCCAGCATAGACAACAATTACAGATGTTTCACCAGAACCCCAGCGGCCATTGATTGGCACAACGACGACATCATCAGAAGACAAGTCGACGCTTTTACTTACGTATGCTGACATAAATCACCCCTTTAAGGTGGTAAATGCAGCCCTTATCGGGCTGCATACCTTGTCAAATTACCGTTCTTTTGCAGCTAGGATATAGTCAACGCTCATAGTTTTTGCAGCAGCTTCGCCATTTTGAACGCCAAAGCTAACAGTAAGAACCTCATCGTCTGGCAAGTTCGTGGTAACGCTTGAACCTTGCTTGACGCCATCAACAAAATAATCGATTTTATCTTTACCGTTGTAATAAAAAGACAACTTAACGAATGTTGCGTCAGCATTTGTTGCTATTGCCGCTGCTGTAGTCGCTGTGTCGTTTTTCTCAACAACAAAATCAATGTTAGCGTCGCCGTCATCCTTTCTAAAGAATACGCCGTCTGTGACATCTAAGGGCGTGGTATCTGTGATCTGTAGGCCGCAAACCCAGTCAGACTGCGTGGCATCAGAAACAGCAATACGAGCATCAAACCAAAGCTTTTTCCCAGCTTCAAAAGTAAATGACTCGCCGACTTTATTAAAAAAGTCACTGTCGTTGTCAGCGTCATCATTAGTAATGAGCAACACCCCGCCATCGGCATCGGTCAGAGCTTCAGTAGCATTGCCTGCGCCTGCTTCAACCGTGGTTATAGTCCAATCTGCTGCTGTAAAATAATCAAAATCATCAAAGTAGATGTGTGCTTTGGTAACGTCAGGAAGTAAGAATTCGCCCAATGGCGCACCCTTGCTTGCCGTAGTTAACCCATTTGGAAATCTAGTTGTCATAGTAACCCACCAGTTTTATAAACCACCGTAAGGCAGTAGGTAATGAACAAAGGGGCTTTCGCCCCAGTTTAATTAGTGCTTAAACTTGACCTGATCCGTAATACTGACGCCCGTCAGTAACACCAACCGAGAATCGAGTTGCACCTTTATAGCGGAAGTTAGAAGTACCAAAGTCATTATCTTGAGCGAACTCATGATCATATCGACGAAAGAACTTGCCGCCATCCGGGACATCAGTGCGTAGGAACCAGTTGTCTGCATCCGTAAAACGATGATTGACATGGTAGCCACCTGGAACGGAGCCAGTTTTAGACAGTGCGTTGATAGCATTACTAGCTGTGTCATTCTGCAATGTGCTGCCCAAGATTCGTTCAGCAACAAAACGCAATTGCCTTGGAATGTGGAGAGTTTGCACTTTAGCAGAAATGATTAAGCCCGCATCGTCGCGGAAGTCTTCAACGTTTATAATGGCATCTTCTAAGCTAGCTTCAGACAAATCTGATGGCGTAGCCAAAACGTTTGAGTACGTACCGCCTTTAATCAACTTGTGAGAGTCGTTAAAAATACTTAACCCGTCCCAAAGAAGAGAAGAGCTATAGCCATTATTAAATAAGTTAGCTGCAATCTGTTCTTCGGTGTGCACTAAAGAACGCTTGAGTGCTGCGCCACCCTTAGTAACGAGGTCCAAATACAAGTTATCTCGGATAGCTTCATCAGAAATAATCATGCCCAGCGCATAAACGATATGATTGTACCGCTTTTTTTGGCCTTCCTGCATTGCATCATATTCGATTTGCTGGCCTTCAGGCTTTTGATTTGCTAGACCTGTCGTTGCAAATGGAACGTCTTCTTCATAAGCTTTCTTTGATTTTAAAACCTCAAGTATTTTTACGTATTCAGGCTCATAGTCTTTATATTCTGTATTAGTGACAGCGTTAAGCCCCTCTTGGAGCATACGTGCAGTGTTGCCGCTACCAGTTAAACCACCGTTTACTGTAATAGTCATTTTATAACCCCTTATACACCAGTGGTGTTGCTGTATGGATCAAGGTTTGTAGAAACAAGCCACTGCGTGTAATTACCAGATCCGACGGTGTTGCCATCAATGCCCTGAACTTCAACAAGCCGCAAAGAAAGCGTGTTTGTTGTTGCAGCGGTGTCTGAGTCAATTTCCATCGTGCTTTGGCCTGTTACCGTATCACCAGATTCAGCCGTAAAGTCAACGTTTAAGCCAACTGAAGTTACTGCTAGTGATGATGTGTCTTGATCTTCTTGCGCTGAATAAAGCACATCACGATCTTGTGGGATATAAGCCAGACGCTCAGTTGATGCGGGTCGATAACTTAAGTATGTATCGTTATCCGGTGAGAATCGTGTGACTGCTCCGGCGATTGAGTCGCCCGCGCTAGCAATGGTAACTACTGAGTAATACTTACCGTCTTTTAATACCGAGGTTCCGGTAAATTTAACTAATGAGCCGACAAACGCCGCTGTCGCATCACCAGAATCAAAAATAACTGCTCTTTCACTACCGCAATATGGCTCACCTCGTTTTGTGACAGGGCGAAAACCATATGCGCGATCTACTTGTGTAGTCATAGAATTATCCTCTATTTCGCATTAATGTTTAAGTTTTCAACACCTGTCACAGTCTTGTGCAAGCAGGTTAGCCTAGATCAGTTTGTCTTTTAGCTCTTCCTGATATCCCCTATTCTTTTGGGATGAATCAGTGTAAGGGGCATAAAGAACATCGCCGTCTACACCTCGGTCACTTTGATTTTGACCGCTTTTAAATTTCTCGGTAGTCTGTTCAACTTCGTATGCAAGGGCCGCTCGCTCTTCCTCTTCGAATGCTTCACGGTCTTTCATCATAAGTAAACCAAATGTACCTAGTGAATTATTATACTTGTTAACAGGAATACGCACAACTGACCCATCGCCGCTCTCCTTATCACGCAAAAACCGCTTTAGAATGGGGTTACTGCTAGCGTCTGCGCTCGTCAATATGACTGGCTCCCAACCTCGATCAGCGTAGTCATACTCGTTAACGCCCTCATTATCCTCAGTTATCAGGCGAAACACTTTGCTGCCAAATTTTTTAGGGAACATCTCTTTTAGGAAGCTAAAGTCTGTTTTTGACTTGCGACCTGAGAACTTGCGCAGCTCTTTCGGCGTTAGTTTCTTTTTCTCTTCAGTCTTTCTGGGGCGTCCGCGCTGGCTCATGATGTTCTCTCCTGTATCGTCTTGTAATATGCCTTTGCATATTCTGGTCGGGTATCTTTCATCAACTCATAAAATGCTTTCTCTTCTGCATTCATCTTCGCAGCCTTTGGCTTAGCTTTGGCCTGGGTTGGCCTTGTCGTGGCTGTATTTGGCGCTGTCTTCCTTATTCGCGCTGGTTGTTTTGGTGCAAACTTCTTAGTAACAGCCTCCCATTCTTGATTGATAATGGCTGCCATCCTGTCCTCATCGGGCTTGCCGTCTAGCTTTGCGAGCCTGTTATCTAGACGGGTTCCAAACGCGGCTACGATATCACCATCAAACTGGTCGCTAGTTTTATCAATGATGGGGTTCTCAGACACAAGTTTCATCAATGCGGCTGGCATTTGCGGGGCTGGCTCTGCTTCTGTTTCAGCCTCAGCCTTACCACCATCAAGCTTTGCAATGTCTGTAGATATCTTTTGGACTGCATCCACGTCCATAGTGTCTCTAGCTTCTTTTAGGGCATTCTCAAGCTCTTTCTTGTGCCTAGTTTGAGATTCTTGCTGTGTGCGGATGAATAATGTGGATAACTCATCTATCTTGGATTCTAGACTTTTAACCTTGTCAGCTTCCTCGTCACGCTGACCACGGTACTTGTCTTTTACTTCCTGAAATTGCATAAAAGCTTTGGCACCACGGTACATGTTTGGATCACCACCGCCAGCCGTATACTCATCGTAGGGAGTCCATCCAAGCGCCAACGCCTGCTCTTCGATAGATCCTTCGCTTTCACTAGCTGTTTCATCAATGTCGTCGCTCGGCTCTTCATCTTCTAGCTCGCCACTTTCAGCCGCTTCTACTTCCTCGGCCTCATCGACAACCTCGAATAATTCCTCTTGCTTTTCTTCTTCAGCTTCTACTGGATCACCAGCTTTTAAAGCTTCAATACCGGCTTGCATACTTGACAGCGCATCATCAACGCTTTGCTCTTGTTCGCTCATTCTTTAAGCCCTCGTTGGTTTTTATATTCCAATGCCTGATCTTTCGGCATAACACCCATGACGTCAGTATCTTCCATTAAGTGCCAAAACGTCTCGTTTTCCTTTGGAGTCGTATTCATAATATCTGACATCTGATATTGAACACCCGAATATCGCGGGAACAGTACAACGTCGCCTACTTCGCAATAGGCCTCACTGCCATCAAAGCCACTGCATTTGTGGTAAGAGTCTGGCCCCATTTCGCGGACAATACCCACTTGCTGTCCTCGCTGCTGTCGCTTCTCTTCTAGAGCTGATGACATGATGATGCCGCCGCCGCTCATCTTAGAAACAGGTAATTGCTCGATCAAGATCATGTTTCCTTTCGGCTTAAACATCGTCACCATCCTTTTCTAGTACGTCTTGAATCTTGCAAAATTCCACTAAATCCTCAACGTCAATAAAATTAGCCTCAGCCGCTCTAGTGCTGTTGTAGACTACCATTGAGCTGTGCAAGTCTTTTGCATCAGCATCTTTGACCTGGCCACTATCCAAGTATTCCAATAAAGATTTCTCATCACTGGAATGTTTCTTGCGGTAAGCCGCTTGAATCGCCTTGAACTCGTTGCCCCTCAGTACTGATAGCAACTGCGCTTTGGTCGGTTTCGAATATCTTTCTTGCATCATCAAAAACACCTCTTAGGTTTTCGTAGTCTTGCTTCAACGTTTTGAGCATTAATTCACGCTCATTTTTATCAACCTGAGACAAATTCTTTAATGTCTCAGATTCGGTCTTCTTAATTTTAGAATCCACTTGGAACATTTCGACGCGGGCTTTCATCATGCTAGCCATTGACGACATCATCTTGGCCTGACTGCTAAGCTCTTCAGCCTTTGAGATTCTTTCCATAGACTGGGCTTGCATTACTGCTAGCGGGTCTGGCTGCTGTGGTTTAGGCTTTGGTAGGATCTGTTCAGGATCACGCACACCTAGTGCGCTGTAATAACGGTTATATGCTTCACGTAAGTTATGCACTGGGTTTTGTTTGGCTTCTTCTAAGACAATCTTAGCCCTAGCTACTCGCTCCTCATCGCTACCTTGTGCAGGATCGGCAGTTAAGCAAAGCGAGACATAGTTCTCGTCAAAGTCCTGCTCGAAACTAAATCCTTCGCCAACAACCATTGAATACTCTTCAGTAGTCAAATAATCCCTGTAAATCTCCTGTAACCGCAGCAAGTCGCCAGTAATGCCACTGAATACGTTTATCTTTATAGCGTTGGGCAGTTTCTGAGCCTGTGAAAGTCGAGCCAAGTACAGTTCAGCCGCTTCACCTGGGTTAGACTCAACGTTGTGGATAGTTGATACCACATTCCTCGTGTCTACCTTCATCGATTCAAGTAGTTGGAACAGCGTTGAAGAGGGTCCATTAAAACTAGGCTGCCATATAGATTGACCTAAGTTGTCAGCTTCCAGGGCTTTAAATTTGCCCATTTCCAATTCAAAGCTACCTTTGCGGCTTCGGCTATTCGGCCCTAACCCACGACCTACAGATATGAAGCCGCTATTCATTGCCGTATTCTGTAGAGTTCCTGCATCAATTAGCTGGCGGGTGATCGAATTCATCGAATGGAACATGTCGCACAGCAGTACTCCCCACCCCATACCAAGAAATGAGCCGCCTGGATCTGGTATGTAAATGGTCAGAGTAAATAGAGCCTCGCCATCAATAGAAACGACCTTGCTGTCTTCAGTGAGCGTTACGTCTGAAACATCGAATCGAGCAGATACGGAAACGACCTCGCTTGAATCCTTGGCTATAGTGACTACATACGGCTCTTGGCATCCATCACCATCTAGGTCTAGCAAGCAATGAGACTCTATGAATTCGACATCGTCTCTAGTGTCATCATCTTCACCATAATCAAACTCAATAAGCTGCCCCATTAATATTGCTGTCCTTACTTCACTCTTAGTCATCGTGTATTCGAACGACTTACGCGGGCAGTCTTTGAACGAGGCTTTTGTGTGGTCACAGATTAGCTCGTCTGGTTGAATTAACTGGGATCGGCGCTTCCCAGTCGATGGGTCATACCATATCTTCTTGTAGTACATACCTGTGATTGGAAGGGATAACAGGGCCTTTGACTGATCATCGCGCCAATTACTAATGCCTTTGCGTAGATCATAGTTAGTGAAGTCAGAGATTCTATCGCCACGCGCTACCGTTTCTGGGTCTTCTTTCGAGAATATTTCAGCCTGAGCTATGTTCTTTCGTTCAACCACTTCGGGCGTAGTTCGTGACCAGAAGTCCAAGGCAGCCTCCATAACGTAGGGCATCATAACTCTAGAGGCCCCCTGAAATGGAAAATTCTTGTCTACTTTCTCATCATCCATCTTGGCCAGCTTGAGTGCAACGTTGTACCTCTCTAGGTATGGCTTCATGGTCTGACGATCTTCCTCGATCCCATTGATCAAATCGGCCAAAGTGTCGTCATCGACCATATCGACGGGGTTTTCACTATCTAATATCTTCTGCAAGTCTTTGGGCAGCTCATAGATAACTTGAGCTTCATACACATTAACATCAACGTCTTGATGTACTGGCAAGCTGTTTGGTGAGTTCTTATCATCATTCATAATCAGTAACCTGTAACCGCTGAACGGCCCTCGAATCTAGTTTTATCTTCGTAGTGATCTTCATACGCTACTCTATCGACTCGCTCTGCTATTGCATATATAAGCGAATCCCCTTTGTCTGGCGACCTACCTAGTCGCTCCTTCATTTCCTGCTTAGAGCGAATCTGCATACCGCGAGCCGTCATTTTGTACTCATAAGAACACAAGTCAGCCTTTAGCTCAGCATCAACAGGCAGCATAAGATTATACCCGTTTCGAGGGTCAAGTAAGTCTCGCATTTTCCAGATCCAATATGACCTTAGATTTGGAAAGTTAAGCTGGTCACTGATATCTCTCCTGGCATCTGATTTAGAACCGTTAAGTGCTATTGCTTCCACGCCAAAAGTAGTTAAATGATCATAGCAAGAGGAACCATAGCCAATCATATCAACCAGTGGCACAGCGCCATGTGTGAGGTTCTTTATAACGAGTGACGCGCCGGTCTGACCATCAGGAACCTCTGCACCCGTATATGATATCTGTCTGGCAAACCAAGGGCCATGACGTGGGGACAAAATCATTTTATCCTGACCACCACGGTTAGGGTCGACGCCCATAGCTTCCATTCGCTGATACTGTTCTGGCGGCTGCTCAGTCCATCGCTCCATAGCTTGATCAACCCAGCGTGTGGGTATCACTTGCCATTCGCCATCTGTTCGGCCTGCGCTAAAGTCACCATATAACATTTGGCTACGCAATGGCTCTGGCAATGCTTGCAGGGTAGCGATGTAATCTGTGTTTACTAAGTATTGGTTGTCAGTAACTAAGGAAGGGATAAACGTGCGGCTTTTAGGTGTTATCAGTTGGCCTTTGTGTTTTATTTGCTCTTGGCTATCAACTTCGATATCTTCGCCATCGATGACAGCAAACCATCGCAATTCCCCTGGCTTTGCAGGATTAGGATGTTTTTCATCAAGCCACGGCCCAAAAAAAGGTATTACCCAGTCGCCCTGCGAGTCTGTTGGTGGGTTGCCAGTGAATACCACTCTACAGCGTTGACCTTCTTCTGTAGTACGTAGCCAGCCCATAGTAAAACGAACCATTGATTCTAAAAAGTGGGGGATTTCGTCATAAACGATCAGGTCATGTGGTCTACCCTGGTACTTTGTTTCATCACCTGGGTGTGGCATTGACCCAAATTCTACTTGACGACCATCGAGCCGCCAGATCTTCTCCTGACCGTTGTAACCTTCACGATTACCAATGATTTCGGTCATTCGATCAATCACGCCTGTCAGCTGTGTTGCTTCACGCCTAAAGATAATTGATTTTTTATGCTTAGTAAGAGCAAGCCCTATAGCTAGATCAGTCTTACCGCCACCTGCCGCACCACCATAGAAAGTTATATCAGCCTCACTATCCAAGGCCTTGGTTTGCGGCCCCTCCATTGGTATCCATAGAGGGGGAATGACGTTAGCTGTCAAGCTGTCTAGTTCTTCTACCTCTTGCTTCGTCAAATATGGCAGCAACTCTAGCAGCTCTTTCTGCGTCATTTGCTTCATTAACTTCTATTTCCCCTGAAATTTCCACTTCTACGGCTTTCAGTTTTGGTTCGATGTATTGGGCTATCTTGTCCCAGCCATCCAGGCAGTCTTTGTGTGCCTTTAGTCTTTTCTCTGGTTCTTCTTTTGCCATATCCACGCCTGATGCAATCTTTTCCATTTCTAGCGCATGTTGGCTGGCTTTCATTATTGGGTCGAAGTCGTCGCCAAACATATCTTTGAGGCGATTCATTAAGAACTTTTTGTTCTTATTGGGTATGTTTTTATATCTTGGCATACTCTATCTGTAAGTAATTGAACAAGAATGAATTTATTTAAACTAATAGTACATTATTAGTAGATATCTGCAAAGTAGCCATCAAAACCCGCCGTTACGTCATTACTTGAACCGCTTGTGGCTTGTGCGTCTATCTCAATGTCGCTGTTGGGTGGGATAATAGCATATGGATCAAAGTAATAGTTTACTGAGTTACTAGCACTAATACCCCTTGTTGGAGCCACCCTGAAGTCACTCCCAAGCTGTCGTACTTTCAAGAATCCTGCGCCAGCTGCTGATGCCGATCTTACAATGTCCATCCAACCGTAAGTCAATATCAGATAATTGGTTGCCGCTATGCTCGTTGCCGCTTTTTGGCTCTGATTGAACCCAGCTGTTATTTGATTGTGTGTGTTACTTATTGTATCTGGCACACCAGCCGTTGCCGCGCCTCTGTAAAGCCATATGTCGCCTGTCACGTTTGAATCAGTATACATTCGCATCCATCGACAACCGGCGCTATCTAATGCGACGGGGGTTTGACCTTGCAGCTGCTTAGTCTGAATAGCGAACGTTAAATCAGAGCCAACAAAATACATGTACTCAATAGTAACTGTAGCCGTATCTAATGCGCTTGAGCTACTTAGATTTAACGTCACATTACTTGTCTGGTAATCTTCGTACTCTCCCCATGAGTTTACAGGGGTTTGGCTTGTTCCAACACTGAAGTTGGCACCGAACTTCCTTAGACTCTTTCGATTTACCCTAGTCTTGTCGCCAAATGTCGAATATATCTCACGTAATGCAAAAGCCATTCTAGAGTCGTTTTGGCTCATGCAATAAGAACCGTCGAAAGGCCCTATCCTATTTGATGCCATGTGGAATCCTTAATTCAATCATATTGTGCTAGAAGATATTGCGCTAGAAGATATCACGTCCGCACTTATATCTGTTGCTGTTATCGTGCCGATCGATAATGATCCATTAGACCATGTAATCGTGTATGCCGTCAGTGTACCAGCCACATCATGTATGTATTGGAATGTGAATGTGCTTAGATCTGTAGTTATGCCACCAGCCGCACTAATAACTGTGCTATCTGCTGTAGGATAATACCAGGTATCGCCGTTTGCTGGCGCTGGCAGTGTTGGCAGTTGCGTCGTTATGAGTTGATACAGATAACTTGCTGTTACCGTGTCAATGCTGGCTACGACTGTGTTTGTCCAACCTGCTTTTACGTTTAGCGTCGTTGTTGTGCTTGCACTCTCTGTGCCGTTTGAT